CGCGGTCCGCCGCAACACCTCGACCGGTCAGTTCATCGATCTGCAGAAGGCAGCTTCGATGGGCCGTGCGGAGACCGGCAATAGGATCTTCAACGGCTCGATCGGCATCTACAATTCCACCATCATGCGCTCCGCTTATGACGTCACCGATGGTGTATCTGCGGCCGGCGCTGACGTGCCGACCGTGCGGCGGGCGATCTTCCTCGGAGGACAGGCCTGCATGATGGGGTTCGGCCGCGACAATGGTCCCAGCAAGCTCACATGGAACGAAGAATTGTTTGATCACAAGCGTCGTCTTGAGATCAGCGCGCTCACGATCCATGGCCTGAAAAAGACCCGGTACAACAACATCGACTACGGCACGATCGTCATGTCGACGTACGCGGCGCCGGCAACGTAAGGAGCACAGCACATGGCCACCAACGTATTAGGCACTGCTGCTCGTCAGGACCCGCGGCAAGTCAGCAACACGCTGAAAAAGACGATCAACTGGAACGACGCCGCATCTGGCGTTGCGATGCCATTCGCGAATTATCTGCCAATGGGCGCCTTCATCACTGGCGTCTGGATCGAGGTGCCCGTCGCCTTTACCGGCACCACGCCTACGATCACGGTCGGCACCAATGCCGGTAGCTGGAATAATATCGTGGCGTCGGGCGATGCGACGTGGACAGGCACTGTCGTTCCCGCCATCACACAAGGCAGAGCACTTGGTCGATCCCTTACCGCGGCAGCCGACGTGCTGCCTTATGCGGTATGGACTGCGACTGGCTCGCCCGGTGCAGGACAAGCCATCGTCGTCATCGAGTTCGAGGGCGGATGGCAATCGTAACCTCCCAGCCTTGGGCCGGGCGGTCCTCCTCTTCCGCCCAGCCTCTTTTTGCGAGGGTAGAGATCATGAACCGATATCTTAAGTCCGCTCTTGCTGGCGCCGCCTTCGGGCTGGCTGCAATGCTGGTCCCTGCGCTTGCCGTTACTCTTCTCGGTCGCGATACGGCAAACTATCGCAACATCGGGCAAGTCGGTATTGCGGCGACCTCGACTGACAACAACGTCACAGCAACGCCATCCGGCACCATCAATACAGCCTATCAAGTCACCCAAGGCTTCACGTATGTCGGCACAGTCGCGACTATTGGTGATGCGATCAAGCTGCCTTCGACCTTGACATTCTTCTCGCCGACAAACATCGACGCGTCGATGACGGTCTACATCACGAACCATACGGCCAACTCGATGAACGTCTTCCCGTTCTCGGCAAGCGAGGGGATCAGCAACGCCGGCACAGCGCTCGCGAACGGCTCAGCATTGGCAGTGGCGGCACATAACAGCGTGCAGTGCACATCATCGAGCGCGGCGGCTCGTTGGTTCTGCATCATCGGATAGCGCGGTCAGCCGCGGCTACCGCGGAGGAGGCGCTAACCATGCGGACACTTCTTGCCATCCTGCTTCTTTTGGCTCTGTCGAGCGTTTGCGAAGCTCAGACGACCCCGACATGCACGCCACCCTGCACGCAGCAGCAGCTGCTCAATGACGTGCAGACGCAATTCCCGGATCAGAGTGCAGGAGGCATCACGCCGGCTACGCTGCGGCAGTTTCTCAACAACAGCATTTATTCGATGTTGCCGACGTCGCCGCTCATTGCCAATGCTCCCGCCTGCTATTTTGGGACCACCGGCCTCACCAACAACTGCACGGCTGCCATTGCCATCGCACAAGGCGGCACTGGCGCAACGACGCAGCCGGGTGCGGCGGCCAATGTCTTCCCCACGGTCACGCGGGCGGGGGATGTCGTCTATTGGAACGGATCACAGTGGATCACTCTTGCCGGCAATAACGGGGCGACAGGCGTATTGCAGGAAACTGGCGCAGGCGTCCCATCATGGGCGACCAGCCTCTCCGGCATTGCATTGCCGCCGCCTGTCCAAGCTGGGGATGTTGTCTACTGGAATGGGACGCAGTGGGTCACTCTTGCTGGCAACACCACAACGATCGGCGTCTTGCAGGAAAGCGCTACCGGCGTTCCATCGTGGGCGAGCAATGTGACAAGCCTTGCGTTTCCGACCCCGACGCGGGCCGGTGACGTCGCCTACTACAACGGCACACAGTGGGTGACGATCCCCGGCAACAATACCGGGACGAACTACCTTGCCGAAAGCTCAGCTGGCGTCCCGGCCTGGAGCCAGCCCACGGCTGTGACGTCGGTGTCATGCGGCACTGGCCTATCTGGCGGTACGATCACCACGACTGGCACATGTAACGTGTCGTTGACAAACGTAAGTCAGTCGATACCTGCAGATGTTCTGCTCAATAACATCGCGAACTACTTCGATGGGCCAAGCGTGGGGCAGGGGACGACGGGCACATGGTTCGCGTCGGGGACGGTGACGTTGAATGATACGGCTGCGGCAACGTTTTACTGCAAGCTGTGGGACGGCACGACTGTGATCGACAGCTCCGCCACGCAGATCCTCGGTGCGGCGACGACCAAGATGACGCTATCCGGCGTGCTGGCTTCGCCGGCCGCCAATATCAGGATCAGCTGCAAGGACATCAGCGGGACAACTGGCAAGATCGCGGCCAATACCAGCGGCAATTCCAAGGACAGCACGGTCACTGCAGTGAGAATACAATGAGCGATATCGATCGTGCATTCAGTCCTGGGTTTAGCGCCGGTTTCGAAGGCGGCGGGGCCGCTACTGACCTTCAGACGATGATCTTCCGTATTGCTGCCGAATTGGGGGCGCGCTTCGATCTTGCCGGCACTCCTGGCACAGCGACGAAGTCACGGCCGAATGCCGAGGCGATCCGCAACGCGATCAACACCGCGATCTTCGAGTACCAGAAGCACCGCTTCCGTTTCAACGAGATCAACCCGGAAATGCCGACGACATTCGAGACGGTGCCGCTGCAGTCGACCTATTCGACCGCGGACTGTCCTGCCATCTCGACGATGTTCATGATCGACTATATCAACATCCAGATCGGCAACACGCTGATGAAGCTCTCGCAGAACACGCCAGAGCGCCAGCACCTCAACATTCAACTCTTTACACAGTTCGGGCTGCCGACCAGCTACGCATATGAGGGCAACACCTTGATCCTCTATCCGGTGCCTGTGAGCGCCTATAAATGCTGGATCGGCTGTCACCTTGCGATGCCGCCGCCAGCGTCGGATACCGAAGAGAATAATGTTTGGATGACGCCGCAGAACGCAGAGCGGCTGATCCGCTGCCGGGCCAAGTATGAGATCGCGGTGCATGTGACGCGAAACCCGACAATGGCGCAGGCGATGTCGCCCGACAATGGTGAGACCTACAGGTCCTACATGGAATTGAAGCGTGAGGGTAACAAGATCACATCGACGCTGTCGCGCGTGAGACCGATGAAGTTCTAACGACGTGAGACCGATGAAGTTTTAATGACGTGAGACCGATGAAGTTCTAACGACATGTCAGACACGATACCATTTCCGGACTATGCGCCTGACATCACACCTCTCGGGCAGGCTGACTCGCAGGTGATCTTTAACGTCGTGCCGAAGAGCGACGGCTACGGTCCGATCCTCAGCATGACGCAGTATACGCAGTCGCTGCCAGCTCCCTGCCGCGGCTACTTCTATGGCCGCAAGCCCGACGGCACAGTTACGATCGTCGCCGGCACCGCGACTGATCTCTACATCATGAACCCTATCGATCTGTCGTGGACCCTGGCATCTAAAGGGGGACGCTCTTACGGCGCTGTGCCGACAGACGACAACTGGGTATTCGTCCAGTACAACGATCTCATCATCGCGGTTCAGAAGAACTGTCCGCCGCAGAAGCTTGCGCAGTCGACGTCAAATAGCTTCGTCGATCTCGGTGGTAACCCGCCCTATGCCGGATGGGTCGCGATCATCGGCTTCTTTGTCGTACTCACAGCGATACAGGAGGCGGGCCAGCGCGTGCAATGGAGCGACCTCGATGCGCCGGAGCAGTGGAGCGCAGGCATCGGGCTCAGCGACTTCCAAGACTTTCCGGATGGCGGCTCGTCTCTCGTGGTCAGCGGCGGCGATGCCTATGGCACGATCTTTCAGGAGCAGTCTATCCGCTCTATGACATATGCAGCGGGCTCGGTGGCGATCTTCCAGTTCTACCGGTTCTCAACGCAAGAGGTGTTGTTTGCCAAGTACTCTGTCATCAACGTCAGCAACAGAGTGTTCTATCTGAGCGCAGCTGGGTTCAGGGAGATCGTATCGACGGCAGATCCTGTCGACATCGGCAAGGACAAGGTCAACATCACCTTCTTCAATGATGTCGATGCCGCCCAGCTGCAGCTGATCATCGCTGCCGTGGCTCCGACCGCCACGCGTGTCTATTGGGCCTACAAGACGAAGAACGGGGCGTATGGCACGTTCGATCGCATCCTCGTCTATGACTACGTGCTGAACAAATGGGCGCGCGTCAACATCACTGGCGAATTTCTCGCCTCGTTGGCGAAGCCCGGCCTGACCCTGGAAAACATGGATGCCTATACCCTGGAGCAACTCTATGTGAAGGATGCAAAGCCCAGCGCGACTGGCAGCATTATTTTGACGCTTGATGCCGTGGTGAAGCCTAGCTTCAATTTGGCTGCTCAGCCGTTTGCGACGG